TTGAAACTTCTTGCCTATAATTGAAATTGTTGGAGCACAAAAGTGCGCACAGTGAGCACATAAGGGGGTGAGTGTATGTATAAGAATCTGAAGGCTGAAATCGCACGCGCCGGACTCACGAACTCGGAGACGGCGGACGCAATCGGAGTCAAGTACCCCACGCTGTGGAGGCTGTTGAACGGCAAGCGCCAGTGGAGACTCGGCGAGATGATGGCGCTCCAGTCTGAGCTTGAGGGGCGCAACGGCGCGTCCTACACGCTGGATTATCTTTTCGGGGACGGTGACGATTATGGAGAGGGGCAACCCGACGAAGGAGCACATGCAAGCTCTGTATGACTTGATTAACAAGCTCTTCGAAGGCAAGGACGTTTTTTATTCCAAGGAAGAGTTGGATGAAATAAAAGAGAAAGGGGCAACGACATGGGTATGAGCATCTACGAAATCGACGATTCCATACTGGCACTTGTCGATATGGAGACGGGCGAGATTGAGGACGAGCAGCGCTTCGACGAGCTTCAGATGGAGCGCACCAAGAAGGTCGAGAACATCGGCTGCTTTTACAAGAACCTCATCGCCGAGGCAAAGGCGATGAAGGAAGAGGAAGCGAACCTCGCCCAGCGCCGCAAGGCCGTTGAGAACAAGGCCGAGCGCATCAAGAACCTTCTCGCGTACGCGCTGAGGGGAGAGAAGTTCGAATCGCCCAAGGTGCGTTGCAGCTACCGCAAGTCGAAGGCCGTCCAGGTCGATGACTGCTTCGTCGCGTGGGCGCAGGAGCACGCCGACGACTTGCTGACATTCAAGGAGCCTGTGCCCAATCGCACGGCAATCAAGGAGGCTCTGGCAGACGGTCGCGAGGTTGAGCACGCCGAAATCGTAACCAACGAGAGCCTACAGGTGAAGTGACATGCGGGAGCTGAGGGCAGACGAGATAGAGGTGCGCGTGGCTCAATGCAGCCAGAAGGGCGTGTCGCTCCTGCTTTACAAGGACAGCCGCTGCGACATGCGCATTCTTGACGAGACGTTTGGCGTCATGGGTTGGCGCGACAGCTACCAGAGCATCAATGGCGAGCTGTTCTGCACCATTGAGGTGTGGGACGAGCAGAAGCGCCAGTGGATTGGCAAGCAGTCGAACGGGACGCCTTCGAACATGGAGGCCGAGAAGGGCAGGGCTTCGGACGCGTTCAAGCGTGCCGGATTCATGCTCGGCATCGGGCGCGAGCTTTACACGTCGCCTTTCATCTGGGTGCCTTCCGAGAAGTGCAACATCAAGCAGGGGAAGAACGGGCGCCACGCCTGTTATGACAAGTTCCGCTGCGAGAAGGTCAGAATCGAGAGCGGCCAGATAACGGGGCTGAGCATCTACAACGATTCAAAGGGTCGCAGGGCGTTCGTATTTGCAACCGAAAAATAGAGAGAGGGGAAAGAAAAATGAACGAGAACACGGTACAAGTCACGAGAACTGAATTCGAAAATCTGCTGAAGGCGAAATTCGACCTGGCAATGGTCAGGGACGTTCTGCTCAACAGGGCGAGCCTTGGCTGGACTGGAAAATATCTCGTCTGGAGCGACGAGACCACCAGCGACATCCTCAGCTACATCATTGGGAACGCATACGCCGAGAAGCTTGCAGAGCTTACCAAGGAGGATGGCGAATAATGAGCATCAACCAAGTTTCAGTCACGGGAAATTTGACACGCGACCCGGAGCTTCGGGCAACTCAGGGAGGGACGCCTGTTCTGAGCTTCGGAATCGCGGTCAACGACCGCCGCAAGAACGCTGCAGGGCAGTGGGAGGACGTGCCCAACTTCTTCGAGTGCGTGACGTTCGGCAACCGCGCGACGGCCCTGAGCGACATCCTCGCCAAGGGCATGAAGGTCGCAATCGCGGGCAAGCTCCACTATTCGAGCTGGGAGAAGGACGGGCAGAAGCACTCGAAGGTGGACATCATCGCCAACGACGTCGAGCTGATGCAGAACCGCAGGCCGCAGCAGGAGCAGCCGAGCCAGTATCAGCCGACCGCCGTCCCCCAGGCCGTCTACGACGATGACATCCCGTTTTAACCTAATCGGCGGGGCGCTCCAGGGCGTCCCGCCTCTCACATGAAAGGAGGTGACGCGGGATGATTGGCGGCATGATTGGCACGGCTGAGGAGATAATCCATTGGCTTTTCGAGCAGCCGCACGACGGTAAGGAACGTCTGTACGAAATCAAGGAGCGCCGCAGGAAGCGGACGCTCACGCAGAACGCCTACTATTGGTCGATGCTCAACCAGCTGGGCAGGGTCTTGAGGATACCGACCTCGGAGCTTCACTTCAGGATGCTCAAGGAGCACGCGCCATACGAGGTCGTGAGCGTTCGTTCCGACATTGACGTTTCCGGGTACTTCCGATACTTCGAGGAAATCGGCTCGGGGTTCGCTGGCGGTCGCGAGTTCACGCACTATCGCATCTACAAGGGCTCCTCGCACATGGACTCGTCGGAGTTCTCGCGCCTCATCGACGGGGCGCGAGAGGAATGCGAGGCGCATGGCATATCGGTTCTGACTCGCGAGGAAATCGCACGCCTGAGGTACGTGGAGGGCGAAGGATGAAGGAGCACAGCGTTCTCGGCTGCGGCGAGTGGTACGACGAGCGGCACGGGGTCTTGATTCGCTGGTTCGACGAGCGCGAGCCGTGGCTCGTGCGGCACGAGGTCTTTCACGGCCCGAACCGCCAGAAGTCAATCGAGTACGGGCTTTATGTGTTCCTGCCGCCAGAAGCCCACAACATGAGCGATTATGCGGTTCACTTCAACCGCCCGTTCGAGACGTACCTGCAAGAGGTGTCGCAGCGACGCGCGATGGAGTACTACGGCTGGTCGCTCGATGACTGGATGAAGCGAATCGGGAGGAACTACGTTTAGAGAGAGGGGGGCAAGCAATGGCAAGTCAAAAGCAGATGGTCCTCGACTACATACGCGAGTTCGGCAGCATAACGCCGCTGGACGCATTCAAGGACCTGGGAGTCACAAGGCTCGCGGCTGTCATCTTTGAGCTGAAGGAGGACGGCCACGACCTGCACACGGAGCGGGAGCACGGCAAGAACCGCTTCGGGCAGGCCACAAGGTACGCAAGATACAGCTTCGGGAGGGATGAAGTCAATGAAAATCAAGCTTGACGTGGGCGCGTTCATGCCAGTCAGGGCGCACGCGACGGACGCGGGGGCAGACCTGCGCTCGCCAATCGATGCGGTGGTTCCAGCGAGGGGCACGCGCATCATCGACACGGGCGTCCACATCCAGCTTCCGCACGGCCACGTCGGAATGCTCAAGAGCAGGTCTGGACTCAACGTTGGGTTCGGCATCACGTCCGAGGGCGTCATCGACGAGGGATATACCGGCTCCATCAAGGTGAAGCTCTACAATCACGGGGACAAGCCTTACAAAATCGAGCGGTACGACAAAATCACGCAGCTGGTAATCATGCCCTGCGAGTACGTGGATTTTGACGTCGTTGACAAGCTCGACGATTCCGAGAGGGGAGGTGATGGCTTTGGCAGCACGGGGAAGTAAGTACCACGCAAAAAAGACTACGATTGACGGCATCGAGTTCGACAGCGCCAAGGAGGCCAAGCGGTATGCCAAGCTCCGCGCAATGGAGGAAGCGGGCAAGATTCAGCACTTGCGCCTCCAGGTGCCCTTCGAGATTCTGCCAAGCTTCGAGTGCGACGGCGTGAAGTACCGTGGCATGAGCTATGTGGCAGACTTCGTCTACTACCGCGCCGGAAAGGTGGTCGTTGAGGACTGCAAGGGCTTCAAGACTGCCGAGTACAAGATGAAGAAGAAGCTCATGGCGTACATGAATCACATCAACATCGAGGAGTCTTGATGCTATAATTTGGGAAGCGAGGGTAACGGCCTTGCATGACATAGTTTTCAAGCCTTCACGGCATGAAAAAATAGAAAGCCCCATCACAGCCGTTACCTGTGATGGGGCTTTCGCTTAGGGGAGCTGGAAGAATGGAAGTAAAATCCGACTCATACGTGAACATTCAGGCATTCATGGTGAACGAGCTGCACCTAAGCGGGAACGCGTTGATAATCTACGCGGTAATCTACGGATTCTCGCAGGATGGAGACTCGTGGTTCACGGGGTCGCGCTCATATTTGGCAGCGTGGTGCCAAGTGTCGAAGAGCACTGTATCACGGAACCTGGACACGCTATGTGCGGACGGACTCATTGAGAGACGCGAGCACGTGAAGGCTGGTGTGCTGCTCGTGGACTACAGGGCGGTACGGGGTACCCAAAATGCGCAGTGGTGTACCCAAAATGAACAGGGGGGCGTACCCAAAATGGGTATGGGGGGTGTACCCAAAATGAGCACCCATACTATAGATGTAGATAAGCTAGAGAAAAACACTAGAGAGAAGATAGAGACGCGCCACAAGTTCGGCGAGTACTCCAACGTTCTTCTCACAGATTCAGACGTGCAGAAGCTCAAAACTGAGTTTCCCACGGACTGGGAAGAGAGAATCGAAAGGCTCAGCTCCTACATGGCATCAAGCGGGAAGAGCTACAAGAACCACCTAGCAACGATTCGGAACTGGGCGCGACGTGACAGGGACGGAAACAAAGTCGGCGTTTCACGTGAAACATCAAGCGGATTCAGCAAGAAGGTAGATGCAGATTACTACTACCAGAGCAGCGGAGACGAGGAGCTAGACAAGGTTCTCGGACTTGGAAAGTACGCGCCGACAACGCGATAGAGAGGAAGGAAAATCATGAACATGAATGGAATAATCGAGGGACTGGCAAAGGCAGCAGACATGAACGCGAAGCCGCAGGCGGGCGACTACATCAAGGACGGCCTGCTCTACTGCGGAAAGTGCCACACTCCCAAGCAGTGCGAGGTGGAGTTCGGCGGCAGGGTAATCAAGCCCTACTGTATGTGCAAGTGCGAGGTCGAGGATGAGGAGCGCAGGAAGGAGGACGAGCGCACGCGCGAGAGGATGCAACGCGTGGACAGGATGCGCCGCACCGGCTTCCCCGACTCGGAGATGAGGGAGTGGACCTTCGCCAACGATGACGGCAAGGACGCCAAGACCATGGCGGCCATGAGGCGGTACGTCGAGAAGTTCCCGCAGATGCTGGAGAACGGCACGGGCCTCATGCTCTACGGAAACGTCGGCAGCGGGAAGAGCTTCGCGGCCGCGTGCATAGCTAACGCGCTCATTGAGAGCGGAACGCCGTGTCTCATGACCAACTTCCAGCGAATAGTCAACAAGCTGCAGAACGGGTTCTCGGGGAAGCAGGAGTACATCGACAGTCTGCAGAAGTTTGACCTGCTCATAATCGATGACTTCGCCACAGAGCGCCGCACCGAGTACATGACGGAGCAGGTGACGGCAGTCATCGACGCCCGCTACCGCTCCAAGCTGCCGCTGATAGTGACGACGAACATCAACCCACGCGACCTCATGAGCGCTGACGGACTCGGCGAGCAGCGAATCTACAGCCGCATCATGGACATGTGCGTCCCCGTGGCCTTCAACGGACAAGACCGCCGACGTTCGGACTACGCAGCACGGACAGCAGCAGCCAAGGAGCTTCTGGGGCTGTGACCGAGCGCGAGCTTTCGCAGGCCGTGCATCTCAAGGCGGAGCTGGACGCGCTCCGCAGGGTCGCAGCCGAAGAGAGCAGCGAGGACGTTCTGAGGGCGATTGACAGGCAGGCACGGGCGGTCGAAGCCGCAAGGCTGGAGGTCATGGCCTTCATCGCTGCAATCCCAGACGCGAGAGTCAGGGCAATCGCCGTCATGCGGTTCCTGGAGGGGAAGAGCTGGGAGACGATAGCGAGACGGATGCATTACGAGAGGACTTCGCCAGCGAAGCAACTGCGCAGGTTCCTCCGTGGTACAATCTAGCCGCGGCCCATCGAGCGCCGCACCTTTCTCTCGCCTGTGGCCCTCACCATGCTGGGGGCCACGCTCATATTTCGTGAGGTCACGAAAATAGTAAATAGGCCGCGCTCATATATCGGGCAATGTTTTTCAGATTCTCGCCTGCAACCGCTCGCCATAGGTGTATACTTTGCTACAGCAAGTAAGGCAATGAGAGAAAGGAACGACAATGGCAAATACAATCTTCGACACTGACTTCCAGCCCGACGATGAGGTTCTCCTTTACGAAGGCTCACGGTTCCACTGGAGTGGAAAGGTCGGAGACATGACGGAATCCGACAAGGAGGAATACGACGTGGCAACGTGGTTCCTTCTAGATGCGATTGAGGGCTACAAGGCGCTCTTCGTAAGGTAGGGCGAGGCCCCCAGAAATGGGGGCCTTTTTTATTTTGAAAAACCTCAGGTTCCCGCGCGCATAAGGTCGCCATAGGTGTATACTGCTATCAGCAAGTGAGGGAGAGAGAAAGGAAACCAAAATGAAGGCAAGCCGCGACAACTTCATGAAGCTCATGAACGGCCTTAGCACCAGCGCAATCATCAACGCAATTGACAAGACTTGGAACACGGCAGAAGGCGAGATTTTCCGTGACTGTGGGTTCGAGATTATCGACGGGCGCGTCTCGGAAGAAGAAAGCGACAAAATCTATTCAGACCTGTGGAGCAAGCACGCAGCAGCGTAAGGGAACCGAAAAATTTCGTAAGGTAGGACAGGGCCCCAGAGATGGGGCCTTTTTCTTGTGCGGAAGAATTTCCCACGGAATAAATTACCGCGCGAATCTCTTACGAAAGCGCTTCCATCTCGGGCGTTGTTAGTGTATACTAATATACGAAGAGGAAAGGTCAGACGGCATATACCATCGAGACACAGGCCGTAAATGCGATTCCTCAGAGAGAGAAAGGAAACGGCAATGAGCAACATCGAGAAGGCATACAACAGGGGTCACAGGATGGGCGCATACATCGTCAACCGTGATGGCGTAGATAGGGCAGTCGAGCGTGGCTCCCTCGCAAACCTCGTCTACCGCACGCCCTCCATGGTCAAGGCATACGCAGAAGGCTACGACGCGGCGGTCAACGAGAACAGGTAAGCCAGCGGCCCACGGAGCGGGGGCGAAACCGCTCCCCCAAACAAGAGAAAGGAAACGAAGATGCTTCAAGCACTTATCCCACACCCGTTAAGCCCCCAGACGAACATCGGGGACGTAATCATGCTTCTCGTGGTGTGCGTCGCATTCCTAGTCGGTGCGACGAAGAACAACGGACGCTGAGGGGGTGAGGGGCGATGTCAGACGACTCGATGGACGGGGTCGAGCACCCAAGCCACTACGCCAGTGAGGGCATCGAGTGCATCGATGCGATGTACGCCATATCTCCGGCAATGGCAATCTACTTCGCGGCAGGCTCGGCGCTCAAGTACCTCGACAGGGCCGGACTCAAGGACGACGAGTGGAAGGACCTCAGCAAGGCCAGGGAGTGCTGGCACATGGCGAAGAGGATGGTCAGGAAGGTGGTCGAAGATGACGAAGATTAGCGACGAGTTGCGCAAGTGGTGTGACGAATCCGAAGCTGACTGGGAAGGATGTGACTTGGGAGCATGTGACGAGCTGCGCGTCCTAGCCGACCGCATCGACGCGGAGATGGTGGAGCTGCCCAAGGACGCGGACGGGGCGCCCATCCACGTGGGCGACACGGTGTGGGACGTGGAGGACGGCATGGAATTCACGGTCAGGTCAACCACTCTGTACGCAGGAGGCGCGGCGAAGGTGAACGCCTTCACCGAGGGATGCGACGCCCACGTCAGCCCGGCATGCATCGCCCACACCCCATCGCGGCCGCGCACGCCTTGGAGCTCCGATGCGGAGAGGATGGTCACACGATGAGCGAGTTCGTGAAGATGAGGATAAGCCAGGACAAGCTGCCGTCGGCCATTGGCCTTGGCCGGGCCGTGCCGAACGGCATGACCTGCAAGCCGAGGGCCAGGGGAGAGCTGCGCGACCCTGGGGACAAGGTTAGGCACGAGGTCGTGGCGGAGCTGCTGGCCTGCTCGAAGCCTGGGCGCAAGGGCTGCGAGACACCCCTCGCGCAGGTCGTGACCGCCCTCAACCCATGGTGGGGCAAGAACCAGGACTCCACGCTCCCCGAGGTGCTGGCAGACCTAATCGCGCCGCGAGGCAAGGACGCGCTGGCAGCCGAGGTCAACGAAAAGGTTGAAAGGCTCACGCGCGAGCGCGACGAGGCGGTTGCCGAGGTGGCGGAGCTGCGCGAGAGGGCCGAGCGAGCCGAGGCGGAGCTTGACGGTCTGCGCAAGAGGCTGGCGGAGGTCGGGTTCCTGCTGGTGGACGAAGAGGAAGGCGGTCGGTGATGGTCGAGTTGAGCATCGGGGTCCCGCAGATGGTGGTGCTGGTCATGTACCTAATCAACATCACGCTGAGCGCCGTCCACCACGGCGAGGAGCAGGGGCCATACAACGTCTGGATGACCATGGTTGGGGTCGCGGTCAACTTCGCGATTCTCAAGTGGGGAGGCTTCTTCTAATGGCATTCACTAGCGACAAGAAGCGCAGAGAGGTGGCGGCGAAGCTACGAGAGCTGCCTTCTGACACATACGCAGCCAGCAAAGAGTGGGTGATGGAAGGACTCTTCATAGACGCGAGCATTGGAGACGAGGCCGATTACAGCCAGATTCACAATGCCGTTCTCGGATGCTTCCCAGCAGAGCACATGCACCCTGGAGACTACGAGGAGCTTCACAACCGTCTTGCCGACCTGATAGACCGACCGACGTGCTACGTGGTCGAGCACAAGACGCACTGCGGCTCGTACGGGTGCGAGGAGGCGGGCCAGCTGTGGGTGCTGTCATGCGGAGACGAGTGCGTCAATGACTCCGACTTCCCGCCAAGCTACTGCCCTGAGTGCGGCGCGGAGGTCATCGAGGGGGGTGGCTGCGATGTTCCAGAAATTTAGTCTAAACCCGACGCTCGAGGCGATGCTCACCTTCACGGGGTGGCGCGGCGGATTCTCTCAGGCTGACAAGGACGCGCTCGCGAGGTCCCTGGACACCATCAGGACTGCTATGGTCCAGCCAGTAGGGGCCACGCCGGATGCCAAGCGGCGCGACCAAAGGTGCGTGACAGATGCGGAGTTCGACCGAGCGGTGATGGTGACGATAACGGCGGCGATGGCCATGTGGCTGTCGGGCGCCCTGGAGAAGGTGGAGGTGATTTGATATGGCTACTGAAGCGCAGCTCAAGGCCGGTTACAAGTACGACAAGGCGAACACGCGGCAGGTTCATCTGAAGTTGAACCGCCGCACCGACGGGGACGTCCTGGAGAAGCTCGACAGCGTTCCGAGCAAGCAGGGCTACATCAAGGGGCTAATCCGGGCGGACCTGGAGCGCTCGGCAGAGTAGAGCATGGGGCATCGCAGATTGAGGCGGTGCCCCTTTTCGTGCGGAAGATTTTTCAGATTCTCGTGTGCGCCTGTACGTTATGGGTGTATACTTTGCTATAGCAAGAGCGGAAAGAGAGAGAAAGGAAAGGCAATGGAAATCAACGTGTTTTACCTGTGCAAGTACGGAATGCGCCTGCGCCCATACGACATCGGCTGCCAGCCAGAGGACGGGCTCGTGTGCGTGGCGGACGGCGGAACCGTCGATGGCCGCAGGTACCACAACTTCCTCTGCTACATCAAGAGGCTCGACAGGGAGACGGTGTGCAACTACGAACTCGACTTCCTCGGAGTCAAGCTCCTAAAGGCAGAAGAGCTGTAAAAGCCAAAGGAGATGCAGCCAGAAGGCCCCCAGAAATGGGGGCTTTTTCATTTTGAGAAACCTCAGGTTCTCGCCGTGGTAACGTGCGTATAGGTGTATACTGCTATCAGCAAGTGAGGGAGAGAGAAAGGACCAACAATGAAGGACACAAATAAGGACACCAAGAAGTTCGCGAAGAAGCTCCAGCTCTACGGCAAGATGGTTGAAGCCGTCTACGATTACAAGTTCGAGAACGGCACCAAGGAAGCCGCAAGGAACGCGACCGAGGCATTCGCGGAGTTCTGCGGCATCACATACGAGAGGGCTTGCGACATCGCGTTGGAGATTCTCTAAGACTCAGGCGATGAACGGCAGCGGGGCCACCAGAAGACGGTGGCCCTTTTCATCGTTCCCGCAATTCCCGCTCATGGTGCCGTATAATCAAGGGAGTGCAAAAGACCAATCGGAAAAGGGCGGCAGTGCAGGGATTCTGGGAAAAGCTTCTGTGGGTGTGCATCCCCTGCACGCTGGCAGCGACGGCAACGGCCGTGTCAAATACTGAACTCGATTCGCAGTTCGCAATCTACTCGGTCGCGGCAGTCGTCGCCCTTCTGGGCGTGATGCTTTCGAACCGCCGCGTCGAGAAGGAGAAGGCGGCCGAGGAGAACGAGCTTTTCAAGTCGGCCTTGCGGGCGCTGCTCCGGAGCGAGCTCATGCGAACCCATCACCAGGCAGTGCGCGACGGCCACGCTTCGACGTTGGACAAGGAAGTCATGGAGCGCACCTATCAGAGCTATCACAGTCTGGGAGGAAACGGCATCGCCACGACGCTTCACGACGAGATGATGGCGCTGCCGACGATTGACGATTAGGAGGATTGAAAGATGAAAGACTACATCATCAATGACAAGCTGTACCACGTGTTGAAGTGGCTCGGGCTTATCGCATGCCCGGCAGTCGCGACTTTCATCGGCGCGGTATTCCCGGCGTGGGGAATTCCGAACGCCGACGCAATCGTGCTCACGCTCAACGCGGCCGGTGTTCTCATCGGTGCGCTCATTGGAGTGAGCGCGGCAACGTCTAAGCAGGTACCAGAAGGGACTGATGAGGCATGACGATGCAGGGAATCGACATCAGCGGATGGCAGGAGGACCTAGACCTCGCGCAGGTTCCGTGTGACTTTGCAATCATCAAGGCGACGCAGGGCGTGGGCTACGTCTCGGCCGCCTGCGACCCTCACGTCCAGCAGGCAATCGCCCTGGGCAAGCCGTTCGGCTTCTACCATTACGTGAACGGGGCTGGGGCCACGGCGGAGGCCGACTTCTTCGTGGACAACTGCGCCAACTACTTCGGCGTGGGCCTTCCGTGCATCGACTGGGAGAGCATGCAGAACGCCGCGTGGGGCAACACCGACTACCTCAGGGAGCTGGTCCAGAGGGTCATCGACAGGACTGGAGTCAAGCCGCTCATCTACGCTTCGGCCAGCGCCTTCCCGTGGGACGTTGCCCAGGCCCTCGAGTGCGGCGCATGGGTCGCGCAGTACGCCAACAACGACGCCACAGGCTACCAGGACAGCCCTTGGAACGAGGGGGCCTACGACTGCGCCATTCGCCAGTACTCCAGCCACGGCAGGCTCGACGGATACTCCGGGAACCTGGACCTCGACAAGGCCTATATGGACGCCGACGGTTGGGCGAGCTACGTGGGCGCGGCAAGCGGCCAGCCGACCGGCTGGATTCAGCAGGATGGCCGTTGGTGGTACAGGCAAGCTGACGGCAGCTATACCAGGGGCGGCTGGGAGCATATCGGCGGCAAGTGGTACCTCTTCGACGCCGACGGCTGGATGCTGACCGGATGGCAGAAGGTCGGCGGCAAGTGGTACTACCTCACCGATTCCGGCGCGATGGCCACCGGCTGGGTGAACGACGGCGGGGAGTGGTACTACATGGACCCAAAGACGGGAGCGATGCACGCGGCTGACGTGCAGAGCATCGGCGGCAAGTGGTATGCCTTCGGCGACAGCGGCGAGATGCAGTATGGCGTGGCCTCCGACTCGTCCGGCGCACTGAAGGTGTAGGCGCAAGACAACCAAGCAAGACAACAAAGCGGGTCCCACCTAGTCGTCGGGGCCCGCTGCCGATTGAAGGGGGGACGCACATGGGAGCATACAGGGCATGTAGCAGGTGCGGGAAGATGCACGCATACGACGAGCCTTGCCCGAGGAAGAAGCCAGCCTACAGGTACGAGAGGACGGGAGCGGACAGGCTCAGGTTCACGGCACGATGGAAGAGGAAGAGCCTCCAGGTAAGGAGCGACGCGCACTGGCTGTGCGAGGTGTGCAGGGACCAGGGGAAGGTCACGACCGAGGGGCTGGAGGTCCACCACATAGACAAGCTCAGGGAAGACCCGGACGGTCTGATAGATGACGACAACCTCGTGTGCCTGTGCAGGGCGCACCACAGGATGGCTGACGATGGCGAGCTGTCAAAGGGATACCTGAGAGGGCTCGCGCTGCGCAGGATTACGGGGGATGCGCGGTAGATTGACAGACATCGGGCACCACGTGGCCTATGGGAGTTTTCAACAATGTGGAAGACTTTTCAACAATCCCCCCCCTACCCAAGGTGTTGAAAACTGAGCGCGAAGTGCTATCTAACACGCCCCCTCTAAACGCTAAATTTCTAAAGCGCAGGGCTTTTTTGGAAAACAGCGGTTTATTGGTCAAAAACTGCGATTAACATTCAATAATGGCGATTATCGGGGATTCTTTCGGACGTTCCCCACATAGCGCCCCCGAACGTATAGAGAAGGGAGATTTCAAGGCATGGAGAAGACAAAAGTAACCTACATGGACGTCGATTCGCTGATTCCGTACGCGAACAACCCGCGATTGAACGACAACGCGGTGGATGCGGTGGCCGCGAGCATCAAGGAGTTCGGTTTCAAGGTTCCCATCGTCGTCGACGGCGAGAACGTAATCATCAACGGGCACACGCGCCTGAAGGCGGCGCACAAGCTTGGGATGAATCAGGTTCCCGTCATCGTGGCGGACGATTTGACACCAGAGCAGGTGAAGGCATTCAGGCTTGCAGACAATAAAACGGGAGAGCTTGCCCAGTGGGACATGGCGAAGCTTGGCATCGAGCTTGAGGGCATCGGCGAAATCGACATGGGCGAGTTCGGGTTCGACATCGACTTCGGCGGAATCGACCTCAGCGACATGAACATCGAAGGGGACGACTACGAGCAGGAACTTCCAGCCGAGCCGAAATCAAAAACAGGAGAAATATACCGATTAGGCAGACACCGCCTGATGGTTGGAGACTCGACAAGTGCAGCGGACGTTGACAAGCTGACGGACTGCGCAATCATGGACTTGTGCGTGACCGACCCGCCTTATAACGTGGCAATCGGCATCGAAAATCCAGAGGAAGCCAAGAAAAGGCACCGACGCACCGATGGCCTGATGATTGCGAACGACGAAATGTCAGACGAGGATTTCTATTCGTTCCTCAAGGCGTTCTATACGCAAATGCTCAGAGTCCTAAAGGAGGGCGGCGCGTATTATGTATGGCATGCCGATTCCATCGGGCACGTTTTCAGAGACGCGCTAATCGATGCTGGCGGTCAGGTCAAGCAAATTCTAATCTGGGTGAAGAACGCGCTGGTTCTAGGGCGGCAGGACTACCAGTGGAAACACGAGCCATGCATTTACGGCTGGAAAGCGGGAGCAAGGCACTACTTCATCAACGACCGAAAGCAAACGACGGTTTTCGAGGACCAATTAGACCTCGACAAGATGACCAAAGAGCAAATGCGGAAGATGCTCGAGGAAATTCTGGCGGATACGATGCCGACAACGGTAATCCATGAGGATAAACCGACAAGGAGCGGGCTGCACCCGACTATGAAGCCCGTGCGGTTGATGTCGATTCTAATAAACAATTCATCGAAGCCGAAAGATAATGTAATCGACTTCTTCGGCGGCTCAGGCTCGACCCTGATTGCATGCGAGCAGCTAGACCGCACCTGCTATACGATGGAACTAGACCCCAGATATGCGGACGCAATCATTTACCGTTGGGAGCAATTCACGGGAGAGAAAGCGGAGAGGATTAACTAATGAACAAGCTCAGCCTTAACGAACAAGCTCAGGAAATTATTAGAATAGCGGAGGAGACTGGCGTTCAAACCAACTTCTTTTTCGTGACCACTTTCAAGCGGTATCAGGTGCAGCTCAGCAACCTTTCCGAGCTGGAAAAGGCAATCAAGGAGAATGGCACGCTCGTAACGAAGGAATACGTGAAGGGTCGCGCGAACATCTACGTGAACCCCGCAGTGACCGAGTACAACAAGACCACGGACAGCGCGAACCGCACTGTGACCACGCTCATGAAAATCATCAAGGGATTCGCCAAGGAGGACGAGGAACGCGATTCCGACTACGACCCGCTCATGGCGATAATCAACTGTGACAGCGATGGCGAGGAATAGGGGATATGAGTACTGCGAGCTTGCGATAGACGCGGACACCACACCGCGCTACGTAAAAAAGCAGATGCGCCTTTGGATGGACGTTTGCGACGGCAAGAGTGAAAAGTTCTTCGTCAGCGAAGAGAAGATTCGCCAGGTCGAGTCAATCTTGAAGCTGCTCATAATGCCGAAGGGCCTGAAGGCTGGGCAGACGCTCTACGAATGCACGACGGGCTACCAATGGCTGCTCTACACGGCTGTTCTGTGTACCGTCTACCGCGACAATCCTGAGAAGCGGCGCTACGAAATCGGGTTGCTGGAAATCGCCCGCAAGAACTTCAAGACGTACACGGTGGCAACCATCTTCATCATCCTCATGCTGACAGAGCCGAGATTCGCGGAATTCTTCTCGGTCGCGCCAGACGGGGCGTTGTCTAGGCAGATTCGCGAAGCCATATCGCAGACGCTGCGCTCGTCCCCGCTTGTGTACGAGTACAAGGGAGACAAGCGCTTCAAGATTCTCCGCGACTGCATCACGTTCAGGCCTAAGAGTTCGACATACGTCCCTCTGAGCTATTCGACCTCGCGAATGGATGGCCGACTTCCAAGCGCCTTCTGCGCGGACGAGGTCGGTGCGCTTCCCACGAGCTACGCCGTCGAAGCCATGAAGTCGGGCCAGCTCAACATCCTCAACAAGCTCGGCTTCATCATCTCGACCAAGTACCCGACGATTGACAACCCATTCGAGGATGAGGTGGCATACGCCAAGAAGGTTCTGGACGGCATCGCCGAGGATGACACGCTGTTCGCCTTGCTCTACGAGCCAGACGATACGAAGGACTGGATGACGGACGATTTGGTCATGCGCCAGTCCAACCCCGTCAGCTTGGAGATTCCCGAAATTTGGGAGGACTTGAAGAAGAAGCGGGCCTACGCAATCGCGGTCGAATCGGCACGCGAGAACTTTTTAACGAAGCACTGCAACATCATCTATCAGGGACAGGGCACGGAGACTTTCATCGACGTTGCCGACGTGCAGGCGTGCAAGGTTGCGAACATCGACTGGCGCGGGCGCGTCGTGTATCTTGGGCTGGACCTTTCGGAGACGAACGACAACACGGCGGTCGCTATGGTCGCCGCCGATGATGACGGCAACATCCTCGCCGATGTTTTCGCCTTCGTGCCAGAGGGCCGCATCAACGAGAAGAACGCATACGAGAAAATCGACTACAACGAGTTCGTCAGGGACGGGAAGTGCGTCGCCTGCGGTGACCGTGTAATTGATTACAAGGTTGTCGAGGACTTCATCCTCGGCATCGAGGAAAAGTACGGCGTGCAGGTCCAGGCAATCGGCTACGACCGCTGGAACGCTCTCAGCACCGCGCAGAAGCTGGAAGGAGCGGGCTACAACACCGTCGAAATCAGGCAGCATTCGAGCGTGCTCCATCCGCCGACGAAGTTGCTCAAGGAGAAGATTCTTTGCGGCGAGTTCGAATACACAGACAACAAGTTGCTCGAAATCAACTTCCAGAACGCCCGCTGCTCTTATGACACGAACCGCAACATGTACGTCCACAAGAAGCGGAGCAAGGGCAAGGTCGATATGGTTGTTGCCCTGATAAACGCGGTATATTTGCTCCAACAGGACGTTGTTTTCAATCAAATGCCTGACTTCACGGTCCAGGTCATATAAAGGGGTGATTACATGGGATGGCTCAGCGATTGGCGGGAGCGCAACCGCTCCGCCGAGAACGTCATCGGCAACGATGGCACGGTGAACGACGTGCTCCTGCGGGCGTTGCTCAGCAACGAGCCTATCGACAGAGACAAGGCGATGATGCTCCCCGCAGTATCTGGCGCGGTTGACTTCATAACGAGCGCAGTGGCTTGCATGCCCGTTCGCTTGTACCGCACCAAGAAGGGCGTTGTCGAAGAGGTGGAAAACGACCAGCGAACGAAGCTGCTCAACGGTGACACGGGCGACACGCTGGACGGCTTCCAGCTCAAGAAGGCAATGGTCGAGGACTACCTGATGGGCAAGGGCGGCTATTGCTACATCGAACGCAGCAGGAACGACGTGACTGGCTTGTTTTACGTGGCGTGCGACGCCGTGAGCATCAACATCAACTCCGACCCGATTCACAAGTCATACGACATCATCGTGGGCGCTAACACCTTCAAGCCCTTCGAGTTCATCAAGATTCTTCGCAACACCAAGGACGGCGCTTCTGGCGTCGGCCTTACCGTCGAGGTCGCGAAGGCTCTGGAGACTGGATACCAGACGCTCATGTACCAGCTGGGGCTTGTGAAGGCTGGCGGAAACAAGCGGGGATTCCTGAAGTCGCAACGCAAGCTTGGCCAAGAGGAAATCGACGCGCTGAAGAGCGCCTGGTCTAACCTCTACGGCAATTCTGAGGAAAACGTCGTGGTGCTCAACAACGGCCTGGAATTTCAGGAAGCAAGCAGCACATCGACGGAAATGCAGCTGGACGAGAACAAGCGTACGATGGCCGAGGAAATCAACGGCATCTTCCATATCAGGGACAACTTCGAGGAGACGTGGAAGTTCGCAATCTACCCCATCGTGCGTGCCTTCGAGACGGCGCTCAACCGCGACCTTCTTCTGGAGCGCGAGAAGCGAAATTACTTCTTCGCCTTCGACAGCCGCGAGATTATCAAGGCGAGCCTGAAGGAGCGATACGAGACGTACAAGCTTGCCAAAGACTGTGGCATAATGACGATTAACGAAATGCGCCGCAACGAGAACATGAACGAGATTCATGGGCTTGACCTCATCGACCTAGGACTCGGCTCGGTTCTCTTCGACACCGCCACCGGCGAGACGTACACCCCTAACACGGGCTCGACCAAGGTGGCTGGCATTTCGGATTCTGGCGGCGCAATTGAGGCGCAGGGGGGTGAAATCAATGCAGATTAACATTCGTGAAGACTCGGTCGAAATCGAGGGCTACGTCAACGCAGTCGAGCGGAACAGCAAGCCGATGCTCTCCCGCATGGGGAAGTTCATCGAACGAATCAAGAAGGGCGCGTTCGCGCGTGCCCTGAAGCGAAACGACGACGTCCACGTCCTGCTCAACCACGACTGGCAGCGCGACCTAGGCAGCACAAAGCAGGGCAATCTCGAGCTTGCCGAGGACAACATCGGACTCAGAGCGAAGTGCACCATCACCGACAAGGACGTCATGGAGATGGCGAAGCGCGGCGACCTGGTGGGCTGGTCCTTCGGCTTCTATGACCGCGACGTGAAGAACGGCGTCGAGAACGGCATGCTCACCCGCGAGGTGAACGACCTCGACCTCGAGGAGGTCTCAATCCTCGACCGCTCAAAGGTGCCAGCCTACGACGGCACGCTCATCATGGCCCGCAGCGAGGATTCCGAGGACAGGGTTTTTGTCTCCGACGTGTTCGACGCCGACGATGACGAAAACGACGTTTCACGCGAGACGCGGGAGGACAAGCCCGACGATGTTTCACGTGAAACCAAGCAAATCGATTACAGCAAGTACGAGGCGATTATCGCCGAGATGAAGGAGGGCTAACAATGCAGAAGATTTTCCACACCCGCTCCCTGAGCTACAAGAACCTCATGGAGCTGAAGAACGACAAGATTGAGAAGGCCGAGAAGATTCTGGCCGACGCCGAGGTCAACAAGCGCGAGCTTACCGAGGACGAGGCCGCAGAGCTGGCCGAGATTCGCGACGACGTGAAGCGCATCAAGGAAGCGCTCAAGATTGGCGACGAGCTTGACGACTCCAAGGACAAGCAGCCGAAGCAGGAGCCTATGCCAGCTGGTAGCGAGCAGAAGCCGACTCAGGAGCAGCAGGACACCCGCGCCTTCGAGAACTACATCCGTGGCCGCATCGTCCACGAGCGTGCGGGCGAGCTGACCAAGACCGACAACGGAGCTGTCATCCCGTCCACAATCTCTCAGCAGATTATCAAGAAGGTCTACGACGTTTCCCCCGTGCTTCAGCGCTCTCAGAAGTACAACGTAAAGGGAAAGCTTCAGATTCCGTACTACGACACCACCAGCGGTGGCATCAACGTCGCGTATGCAACCGAGTTTACGCCGCTGACCTCTTCCAACGGAGAGTTCACCAACATCGAGCTTGACGGCTTCCTCGCGGGTGCGCTTTCCAAGATTAGCAACAGCCTGATTAACAACTCCCAGTTCGACATCGTCTCCTTCATTGTCAATCAGATGGGCGAGGACATCGCGCGCTTCATCGAGCACGAACTGCTCATCGGCACGAGCAACAAGGTCGATGGCCTTTCCAAGCTCACCAACTCCGTTACCACTGCCGCTGGTACCGCAATCACGTCCGATGAGGTCGTGAAGCTGAAGGACTCCATCAAGGATGTTTACCAGAACAACGCGATTTGGATTATGTCCCCCGCTACCCGTACGGCGCTCCGACTCCTGAAGGGTTCGGACGGACATTACCTTCTCAACGATGACATCTCTTCGCCTTTCGGTACCGTGCTTCTCGGCAAGCCGGTCTATGTTTCCGACAACATGCCTAACATGGCGAAGGGCGCTACTGTCATCTACTACGGCGATATGACCGGACTCGCGACGAAGTTCTCGGAGAACATCACCACGCAGGTTCTTCGTGAGAAGTACGTTGACGAGCATGCGACCGGCGTCATCTCTTGGTTCGAGTTCGACGCCAAGGTGCAGGACGCCCAGAAGCTTTCCAAGCTTGTGATGGCAAATGCATAAGGCGCTCAAGTCCTTCAGCGGCGCAATCTCCATGCACGAGGGCGAGACGCGAGAGATTGATGACGCCGAACTTGTGGCCGACCTCACAAAGGCTGGCTACATCGAGGAAGTCAAGCCAAAGCGCGGCAGGAGCACCAAGAAGTCTGGGGACGCGAATCCCCAAGAGTAGGGGGGATTAGATGAACCAGATTGAGAAAGTCTCGAAGGTCACCTCTGCCGACCTTGCGGAATTCCTGCGGGTCGGCGAGGTGACGCCTTCCGAGGAAGGGTTCCTCAATACGATTATCGGCGCGGCTACGGCCTACATGTGCAAGTACACGGGACTCACGACCGCGCAGCTTGACGGGTCCCAGGACCTCGTCCCGGTGCTCTTGGTGCTTTGCCAAGACATGTACGACAATCGGGCGCTGTACGTTGACTCCGCGAACGTCAATCAGACGGTGCAGAGCATCCTCGACATGCACTCCGTGAACCTTCTGCCGTCGGTGATGCACGATGTTTAACGCCGGCAAGTACGACCACCGCATCCAGATTGTCAAGCCGAAGGTTGGGCACGACGCGGAGGGGTTCCCGACCACGGTTGACGAGCCGGTACTCGAAGCCTACGCGAGCGTGCGAACGACTCGCGGGTACACGCTCATCAAGAGCGGCACGAGCTTCGAGGCGGCAACGACGAACTTCACGATTCGCTACCCGCCTACAACCAAAATCGACCGCGACATGGTGGTTCTTTTCGACGGAAGGCGCTACGAGATTCAGTATCTCAACAACGTCGATTATGCCAACGTCGAGCTTGAGATTCAGGCGAAGGAGGTGACGCACTGATGGCAATGATGGATGTCGAATTGCCGACCGAACTCATGAAGACGTTCGAAGAGCTGAACGTCAACACACAGAAGATGCTTGAGGAAATGACGCATGAGGGCGCGAAGACGGTTCTAGCCAACGTCAAAGCCAACGTCCCGGCGAGCTTCCATAGCTCTGGCATCATGCGTTGCCTGAAGATTACGCGACCTTACTACACGCCGTCGGACGGGGGGCGCAACACCAAGGTCGCTTTCTATGGGTACTTCGAGAACGAGGAAGGGAAGAGGACGCCCGCGCCGCTGGTCTGCAACCTTTTCGAGTATGGGCGCAGCAATTCGCCGTACCCACGTCACCCGTTCATGCGCAGGAGCTTCAAGAAGGGCCAAATCGAAGCGGCGATGATGAAGGTGCAGGACAAATACCTGCCGAAGGGGTGAGCCGATGAACGCTGAAATCGTTCAGATTTTTGACGGCTTCACCGTCAACGGCAAAGAGGTGCCAGTCCGCTTCATGACCTACGATGGCCACGGCGAGCCATACGTCATTTTCAGCCGCGAATATGACGACAGCTCGTATGCAGGGGACGACTCTCTGCTTGGGTACGTCACCTACTACGACTTCGACGTTTACAGCAAGGGCAACCACGCGGCGCTCGTCGAAGCAGTCAAGAAGGTTCTCGAAGATGCGGGCTGGACGTGGCAGCCGTCCCGCTCTTCCGGGGACATGTACGAGAGCGACACAGGATATTTCCACGTGACGCTCAGTTTCGCAAAGGAAAGAGGGGTTTAACCATGGCAAAGATTGGACTTACAAACCTGTGGTGGGGAAAGCTCACCGAGTCCGAGGACGGGGCAGCGGCCTATGATGGCGCCAAGACCTTCGGCAAGGCGGTCTCCTGCAAGGTCTCCGTCACGAACAACGACGCGACGCTCTATGCCGAGGACGCTCTTGCGGAGTCCGACAAGAGCTTCAACAGCGCCAGCGTGACGCTCGGCATCGCGGATGATGATGACACGGTCTTCGCGCCCATCCTCGGCCACACCGTCAGTGAAGGACCGGACAACAAGGGCGAGATGGTACGCAACGCCAACGACGTCGCCCCCTACGTCGGCCTGGGCCGCGTCATCACTAAGATGGTCAACGGCGCTCTGAAGTACAAGGGCGAGTTCCTCTACAAGGTGAAGTTCTCAGAGCCTAGCCAGGAGGACGAGACGAAGGGCGAGAAGGTGGACTTCAAGACTCCAGAAATCGAGGGCACCGCATCCTCGCTCGCGAATGGCAATTGGTCTGCCGCTCAGACCTTCGACACCAAGGACGCGGCTGTCACCTGGGTGAAGGACAAGCTCAAGACGCCTGGCAAGTAACGGCGTTGCCTAAAAGATGTGCGAAAATGGGTCATGGCAATCGCCGTGGCCCATTGTTTTAAGGGGGAAGAAACTACATGAAAAGCAAGTTGCAGGAAATCGAATACAGGGACAAGACGTACAAGCTCGCCTTCGACCTCAACGTCATGGAGGCAATCCAGGACGAGTATGGCAGCATCGAGGCGTGGGGCAAGCTGGTTGAGCCTGACGATGGCGAGCCTAACATCAAGGCTCTGGTTTTCGGAGCAACGCAGATGATAAACGAGGGCATCGACATCGACAACGACGAGAACGGCACCGACGAGAAGCCGCTCACGCATCGCAAGGTTGCGCGCATCCTCACCGAGGTCGGGCTTGAGTCCGTGACGGACAAGGTGCAGAAGAGCGTCATCGACTCAACCGAGGATGATTCAAAAAACGCATAGTCCACGACGGAGACGTAATCTTTGATTACGACCCGACCATCAACTTCGCGTGGTACTACTTCATGGGTCGGACGCGGCTGGGGCTTTCGTCCGACAAGGAGGTCGGGAGACTCACGCTCAGACGGTTTCGGGCGCTTTACCAAGCGTACAAGGACACTTTCGATACCGAGACGCAGCTGAGGGCGAACGGCACGACCTACGCCAAGCTCGAAGCTCAGTCCATGAGCGACGAGGAATGGTTTTGATGTTTCACGTGAAACGTGGGGGTGATTAAAATGGCAAGTTTTGGTGGCGCGGTCAAGCTGACGGGCGAGAGCGAGTACCGAGCAGCTCTGCGCAACATCACGCAGAATCTGAAAGAGGTCTCGTCCGAGCTGAAGCTCGTGTCCTCGCAGTACGACAAGAACGACACGAGCATCGAGGCACTGACTGCCAAGCAGACGGCGTTGACCCATCGGCTCGATGAGCAGAAGTCGAAACTCTCGGTGCTCCAGGCCCAGTACGCAAAGATGGGCGCCGAGTATGCGACGAACTCGCAGAAGCACGACAAGCTCGTCAAGTCATACGAGGAGGAGCAGGTCAAGCTCGAACGCATCGGGCAGGAGCTGGGCACGTCCTCCGCCGAGTACAAGGCGCAGGCCGCAGTGGTCGCGCAGCTCGCCAAGGACGTGGACAAGAGCACCACGGCGCAGGACTCGAACGCCAACGCCATGTCGCGCTTGCGCACGCAGATGAACAACGCTCAGACGGACATCAACAAGACCAAGAGCGAAATCCAAGACCTCGAATCCCAGATGGGCAAGTCAGCCAACTCAAGCGACAAGCTCGGCGAGTCAGTCGAGGACGCAGGAGAGAAGGCGCGGAGCGCAGAGGGCGGGTTCACCGTCCTGAAGGGCGCTATCGCAAACCTCGCTGGCAGCGTGATTCAATCCGCAATAAACGGCGTGCAGAGCCTTGCTGGCGAGGCAATCAGCAGCTCGGACGCGCTCAAGAAGTTCGAGTCCACCATGAGCTTTGCGGGCTACGACGACTCGACAATAGCCAAGGCCAAGGACGACATGAAGACGTACGCAGACCAGACGGTCTACGACCTCGACACGGTTTCCAACACGACCGCGCAGCTGGCGGCAAACGGCATCCAGGACTACACGGGTCTGACGCAGGCCGCAGGCAATCTGAACGCCGTCGCTGGCGGAAACGCCGACACCTTCAAGTCCGTGGCCATGGTTCTCACGCAGACGGCGGGCGCTGGAAAGCTAACGACGGAAAACTGGAACCAGATGGCCGATGCGATTCCCGGCGCGTCTGGTCAGCTGCAAGAAGCGCTACTTAAGAACGGCGCTTACACGGGCAACTTCCGCGACGCCATGGCCCAGGGCCAAATCACGGCTGACGAGTTCAACCAGGCAATCATGGACTTGGGCTTCACGGACGCCGCCCAGCAGGCCGCCACTTCCACGGAGACTTTCGAGGGCGCCATGGGCAACCTCGAAGCGACTGTGACGGACGGCCTCATGCAGATTTACGATTCCATCGGGAGCGAGAACGTCACGGACTTCATCAGCACGGTCAGCGACGGCGTTTCCGCAATCGTCCCGGTCATCAAGGACGGCATCTCGTGGCTTAAGGACAATCTTCCGACGATAGCCCCGATGCTGGCCGGAATCGCTGCCGCCCTGGGCACCATCATGGTCGCGCAGAAGGTCGAGGCGCTGGTCACGGCCTTCAAGAGCTGGAAGACCGCGACCGAGGGGATGACAATAGCGCAGCGGCTTCTCAACGCCGCGCAGCTCGCGTCCCCAATCGGGCTGGTCATCGGACTGGTCGCTGGTCTAGTCGCCGCAATCGTCGTGCTCTGGAACACGAACGAGGGCTTCCGAAACGCGGTCACCAGTGCGTGGCAGGGCATCCAGGAGTTCGTAGGCAACGCGATTCAGGCAATCGGGGGCTTCTTCACGAACCTCGGCACCACCATCAGCCAGCTCCCGCAGATGTTCTCCGACTGGCTCAGCAGCGTCATCACAACGGTCACCGGGTGGGTTTCGAGCATGGCATCGAATGCCGCGAGCGCTGGCTCGCAGTTCGTAAGCAACGTCGTGAACTTCGTCCAGAACCTTCCTGCGAACGTCGCGAGCTTCCTTGGCAACGTAATCTCAAACGTCGTTGGCTGGGCATCAAGCATGGCGTCCAACGCCGTGAGTGCTGGCTCGAAGTTCCTGACCAACATCATCAAGTTCATCTCGCAACTGCCAGGGCGCATCGTGGCCTTCCTGACCAAGATAATCTCGTCGCTCGGCGCGTGGGCTGGGCAGATGGCGAGCAGGGGCGCGGAGGGCGCACGGCGCATGTTCGACGCGGTGGTCAACGGGCTGGCATCGCTGCCAGGACGCATTCTCAGCATCGGCTCCGACATCGTGCACGGAATCTGGAACGGCATCAGCGGCGCCGCTGGCTGGCTGGCCGACAAGGTCAGCGGCTTTGCGAGCGGCATCCTGGACGGCATGAAGAACGCCCTCGGCATCCACTCGCCCTCGCGTCTCTTCCGCGACCAGGTCGGCAAGTACATCGCCCAGGGAATCGGCGAGGGCTTCGAGAGCGAGATGGGCAACGTCACGCGCCAGATGCAGGACGCCATGCCAGACGCCTCGGCTTTCTCGATTGATGGCACGATGACCTCGGCCGCCTACCAATCGGCTGGCGCCGGATTCGGCGGATATGACGGAATCGTCGGCGCGGTTGTCGAAGCCCTTGAGCGCGTCCACATCGTGCTCGATGACGAGGTGGCTGGGAAGTTCGTCGAGCGCACGGTCACGAATGCGATTTACGCGTAATTACGCGTAATTTACGCGAATAGGAGGTGTTTACATGATTAACTACATCGAACTCAACGGCGAGAAGAGCACCAACGTCAAGGGGCTTATCATCCAGTCGCTTCCGCCGATTACCAAGCCGAAGGTGCGCACGTCAATCGAGGAAATCGACGGGCGCGACGGCGACATAGTCACGAAGCTGGGTTATGCGGCGTATGACAAGGAGGTCAGCATCGGCCTCCATGGTGACTTCGACATTGACGATGCAATCGCCTTCTTCGATTCCGAGGGCGAGGTCGTCTTCAGCAACGAACGCGACAAGTATTACCGATACCAGATACTCGACCAAATCGACTTCGAGCGCCTGGTGAGGTTCCGAACGGCCAAGGTGAAGATGCACGTGCAGCCATTCAAGTATGACGCGGTTGACAGGGTCTTCGAAGCCGTGGGGCAGAAGTCGGTCACGCTGCGGAACCGCGGCAACGTCTCCTCAAGGCCGACAGTCACAGTGTACGGCAGCGGCAGCGTCGAGCTGGCAATCAACTCTGTAACGGTGCTGACCATGGCAATCGGCGATGGCTACATCACGATTGACGCAGAGGAAATGAACGCCCGCCACGGCGACGCGCTCATGAACCGCTCCGTCTCTGGCGACTACTCAGACGTGCGCCTGAATGTCGGGGAGAACGTAATATCATGTAGCGGGGACGTTACCGGAATCACGGTAGAAGACTATTCGAGGTGGCTGTGATGCGGACGAATTTCACAATGGAGGACAAGTACATCCGCATGTCGCGCGGAGACACCCTTTCCTTCGGCATTCAGGTCTTCGACGATGAGGGAGCGCCATTCGGGCAGGACTTGGAGCGGGCCTATTTCACCTGCAAGTCCAACCGCAGCGACGCCCGATTCCTTTTCCAGAAGTCCCTCTCGGACGGCATCTCGAAGATGGGGCCAGGCGCATACGCCGTGCGGGTTGCCCCGGGCGACACGGCAAACGCCAAGCCTGGCAAGTACTTCTATGATTTGGAAATCGGGTGCAACGGGGACGTGTTCACGGTCATGCGCGGGGTGCTCGAACTCATGCAGGACGTTACATTTTAAAAAGGGGTGATTACTGAATGGCAAAAATAGACGAGCATGTCAAAGTGATGATGCTGAAGGGCGAGCCTGGCTCGAGCATCAAGTCCATCGACAAGACGGCCACCAACGGGCTGGTCGATACATACACGGTGACTCTAACCGACGGGAGGAAGTCGAACTTCAACGTCACAAACGGCAAGGACGGCGCCGACTTTGACACTTTCGAAATCGGCGGGCGGAACCTTCTGCGCGGGTCGAGGGACTTTTCTGGCGCGGTATTTAAGGAATCTACAGCGACCTGCTCCACCGAGACAGTGGGCGGAACCGACTGCACGGTGCTGTCATTCGACAACACGGCAGGAAATAAAGATGTGTCAGTAGTGAAGTGGCAGTTGCATGGCACCGGCACTGCCGGTGCGGTGTACACGGCTAGCTTCTGGTTCAAGGGCATCGGTGGGTGCTACACGAACTTCGAAGGCCCCGACGGCTGCACGCCCGTTCTAAGAACTGCCGTGACGGTAAACGGAACTACCACGCAAAATGCATCGGCAAACGGTACTGCGACTTTCATCGCAAATGGAAGCACCGTCTCCGACTGGACGCGCTGCACGGTCGCATACAAGCTCAGCAGCACCGTTGGGAGCACGACTGAAAATATTCTCGTTTGGCGGACTTCCGTTGGCGCGAAGCTGTCCATCGCCTTGCCCATGCTTGAGCGCGGCACCAAGCCGAGTGATTGGACACCAGCCCCCGAGGACAAGGCCAACGTGTCGACAATCGTGCGCACGGAGCTGGTCGAATCAACGGCCATGGCGTCGCATGCGTACGCTGACGGAGACTACATGGTGGTCAACGGCCTTTTGCGCAGGGCGACGGCTGCAATCGCCAAGGGAGACGCCATTTCCGATGGCAACTCGACCGACACCACGGTTTCAGCCGAGATTAGGAAGCTTGCGAGGGCGGTAGGCGAGACCGACACGTGGCACGAGTTGTACTCTTCGAAAGATTGGAGCGTCTACTACACGAAGCGGCACAGCGTGCTCTACGTCCGAGCTCATGTTGGCAAGCTCGGCACGAGCTGGTGGAAGGCAGGCACACTGCCCTTTGGCTACCGTCCGCAGATGGACTTCTACGCGCCGGTGTACAATTATTCCGAGAACGCCTGCGCTGGCATTTTCGTCGGGAAAAACGGCGATGTCAGCATGCACAGCTACCAAGCTCAATCAGCCACGAGTTCGTGGGCGATTGTGACGATTCCGCTTTGGTAAGGAGAGAAAACAATGGCAAAGACGATGAGGTTCGGAAACGGCAAGACCATCGACTTCACGGACTCGAGCACCGCGCTCGACTGCGTGGCGGTGGTGAAGACATTCGCGGAGCTTGACGCCATCCGCTCCGAGTTCACCGAGAACAACCTGAAGGGCGCGGCTTTCGACGGAGCCACGGTGCAGCATCTCGTCCCCGTCTCAGCAAGGGCCGAGACTGACGGCGAGAACGTCGTCGCCCATTTCACCAGCCGAGTGAAGGACCAGGTCGAAATCAACGCCGAGCAAATCAGCGAGCTTCAGGAAGCCGTGGCAGGAATCGTCGAGGGGGCGTAAATCATGGGATACATCTACGCGCGTTTGATTTTCAAGGGGCTTCGCACTTTCGATAGCGTCCCAGCAAAGTACAAGGACGCGACGAAGGCCGCGTACAAGGACATTTACGGCATCGAGCTGTGACAGGCCGAAGGCGGCTATTCTGGGGGGGGTGCACATGCGCCCCCCCTTTTTGATACATTGGGAGGGATTGAATGATTCGGGTATTTCAAAGCACCGACAAGGACTTTGCAAGCAACGGCGATGTAGTCCTTCTGCCGACGAAGGCAAAGGTCACCAAGAAGGACAACGGGGACTACTACCTCGATTTGGAAGCGAGCACGAGTTACGCCGACTACCTGACGAGCGGGCGGATAGTCGTGGCCGACACGCCGCAGGGTGCGCAGGCTTTCCGCATCTCGGGCGTGACCAAGAAGAGCACCAAGGTCTCGCTGAAGGCGTGGCACGTCTTCTACGATTCAAAGAACTACCTCATCTCGGATTCGTACGTCGTGGACATGACCGCCAACCAGGCGCTCGACCACCTGAACGAAGCAACGGAGCCGAGGAGCGAGTTCGCCACAATCTCCGACGTGCAGACGATTGGCTCATTCCGCTGCGTCCGGAAGTCCCTATACGAGGCAGTCCAGACGGTCGTCGAGCGCTGGGGCGGCCATCTGGTGCGCGACAACTTCCGCATCGAGCTTCGCCAGTCAATCGGGGCAGACAACGGCGTGACCGTCAGGTACAGGAAGAACCTCAAGGAGCTGACGTGCGAGGAGGATTGGAGCAGCGTCGTTACGAAGCTGCTGCCAGTCGGTGCGGATGGCATCCTTCTCAACGACCAGAACGCGGGCGCGTCAATCTACGTCGAGAGCGAGCAGAAGTGGCCGATTCCATATACCAAGACCGTCTCGTTCTCGCAATCAGACATCAAGAAGGAAGATTACGGCAACGACGAGACGGCCTACCGCAAGGCCCTTGTCGATGACCTGAGACGGCAGGCGCAGGATTACGTCAACAAAAATTGCATGCCGAAGGTCAATTACACGCTCAAGGCAGACATGGAGCGAGTGACAGACATCGGTGATACGGTGGAGGTCATCGACGAGCGATTGGGCGTCCACATACAGACAAGCGTCATCGGCTTCACGTATGACTGCATCCTCGGGAAGTACACCGAACTTGAGTTCGGGAACTTCACGAAGACGCTGAGCGGGCTTGCGGGGTCGCTTCAATCGTCCGCACAGAGCGCCGCGCAGAGCACTGTCAGCAACGCAATTCAAGGGGTCGCCGACACGGTGACGCAGAGCATCACGCAGTCGATGGGTGCTTCCTACGTCATCTATGACGGCTCGAAAATCCTTGTGCTCGACACGCTGCCGAAGGAGGAAGCGCACAACGTAATCATGATAAACGACCACGGAATCGCGTTCTCGCGCAACGGAATCGCTGGGACTTTCGAGAGCGCTTGGGGCATCGACGGCACGATGAACATGCAGCACATCAACGTCATCAACTTCGTGGCAGACCTAATCAAGGGCGGCACGCTGAAGCTCGGAGGGACTGAAAACGGAAACGGCGTGATGGAGGTTCGCTCTGCGGGCGGCTCGCTTCTGGGGCAGCTCGACAAGGACGGACTGCGCATGTGGGCCAACGACGGCTCGCGCATCGAAATCAACGCTTCGCAGGGCCTTGTCGGGTACGACGCGCAGGGCAACCCGACCTACGGCGTGACGGATGGAGTGTTCTACATGGCGAACGGCTACGTAGATAGCTCGCTCGCGGTGGGCGGCCTGATGAAGATGGTACCAATCAAGACGGACGCAAGCACTGGCATTGCTTTCGTAGCGCTGGCATAGGAAGGAGGGAGAGCAATGGCATCAAGTGGCAGCATCACAGGCGTTTATCGCGGCTACACGCTTCGGGCGGACTGGAGCGCGGTTCAGAACGCCGCTGGGAACTACTCCGACGTGACGGTCAAACACACGCTCGTCATCGGCTCCGCGTACTCGCTGAGCATCGCTTCGCGCACGAACACCTGCTCAGTCGGAGGTGTCTCGCAGGGCTACACTTCTGGGGCCATCAACCAGAAGGGCGGCACCGTCCTTCTCGGCACGACCGTCCACAGGGTCGCGCATGACTCCGACGGCACGAAGACCGCGCAACTTATCGACACGTTCAACATCAACGCCACGATTGACGGCAAGAAGGTCGGGAGCATCACGGCATCTGGCTCCATCTCGCTCGACAGGATAGCCAGAAACGCGACCATCGTGACCGCCAACGACTTCACGGACGAGACCGACCCGACGCTCACCTACAACAACCCGTCTAGCTTCGCGTGCGACGTTTCAATCGAGTTCGCGGGCGGGAGCATCACGAGGGCCGGAGCGATAAGCGGCGCGGGCGGCTCTTATGAGATGCGGCTCACCGACTCGGAGCGGACGACCCTGCGCAACGCAAGCAGGAACTCTCAGACGCTCAAGGTCGCATACGTTCTGAAAACTACCATCGACGGCACGGCCTACTACTCGCGGGCCGAAAGGAAGATGAACGTCGTTAATGCGGCGCCCGAACTTGGGGCCGTCACGTATGAGGACACCAATGCCTCCACGGTGGCCGTGACTGGAGACAAGTCCCGAATCATCCAGAACCACTCAGCGTTGACCGTGACGATTCCAGCTGCGACGGCGAAGAAGGGCGCGACCATCGCGAGCTATGCCATCGCCTTCGGCGGGGTGACGAAGACTGTGACGGCTGCGGGGGCCGTCTCGCTCGGAGCTGTTGACGTTTCGTATTCGCAGGCGCTGACCGTCACTGCAAAGGACAGCCGCGGGTTAACCGCTAGCAAATCCGTGCAGGTGACGGTTGACGACTACGGCGCACCGACTGCCGTCATCGACCTTCACCGCCTGAACAACTTCGAGCCGGAGACGTACATCACGGCGAGCGCCCGCTACTCGTATTTGAATGGCAAGAACTCCGTCACCATCACGGCGAAGTTCAAGAAGGTTTCGGATTCGAGCTATGGGGCGTCAATCGAGCTGGCCGATTCCATCCAATCCACGGTGACGTGCGACAGGGATTCCGCCTACGACTTCGTTGTGACCATCGCGGACAAGCTTGAATCGACCGAGTACAACCTCACGCTCGGAAAGGGCATCCCCGCGTTCTTCATCGACACAAAGAAGTCGAGCGTCGGCGTGAACTGCCTGCCGAGCCAATCTGACGTTCTGCAACTCGGCGATTCGGCATGGCTCACGGCTCAGGGAGCCTACCCGGTCGGGGCAATCTACCTGAGCGTGACCGACGCGAATCCCGCTGCATTGTTCGGCGGGACGTGGGAGCGCATCGGCGGGCGCTTCCTTCTTGGAGCCGATTCGACATACGAGGGCGGGAGCACGGGCGGCGAAGTCGCGCACACGCTGACGGCTGACGAAATGCCGCGACACAACCACGAGATTGACAACCTCAACGCGGCGGGCAACGCAACGCCTTATATGACGGTGCAAGCGCAAGACAAGAAAGGCTATGGCGGCAACGTCCAGACGATGTACGCGGGCGGCGGCAAGGCGCACAACAACATGCCGCCGTATCTGGCCGTGTACATGTGGAAGAGAAACGCCTAGCGTTTCCCATGGTAGACGGCTTGCTGTGGGGCGTTCTAAGGCGTTAGAAATGGCAGGCCCTAGTGGGTGTAGGGGCATTTAGCGCAAAAAAGGGGGAAACCAAGCGGTTTCCCCCCATATGTTGTGTATACCTATTGATGCGCCCTCAACATCTTGTGTTTCTGGAATCATGGAGGGGTGCATAAATGCATGCCTTCATGATGGTGGAGAGACTTATATTTTGAGACTGATTCGGAGCGTTGGTTCAATCGCGGCTCCCGACTCAGTCTTTTCGTATTCGATTCTATCGACAATCATCTTGAGCAGGTCGTTCTGCTCCTTCGGCTCCAAGGTGTGCATTTCCTCGACAACCCTCGTGAGAATCGGCACGGCCTTTTGGTGCCTTTCCTCGCTTTCATCGATGCTCACTTCAAGTTCCTCGACCCTTGCCTTAAGCTCAGCCCTCGCGGCGTTGACCTTCTGCACGCGCTCCAAATACGTCTGGCGGTCGTAGATTCCAGTCTCGTATGCTTCGCATGCCCGCTCAAGCATCATCGACTTCTTGCCGAGTTCTGCCCTGAGCATCTCGAGTTCGTCTTTTCTCGCGTCATGCTCTGGCGATGTGTCGTAATCGGCTAGCATGACATGCTGGCGTTCCAGTTCCTTCTTGAGTTCGTCAATCACCATGTCATATACGACGTGCGTGAATGTGTTCTTCGTCTCGCAGCGTGACGTTTGACATCCGTAGTAAAACGTTCTTTCACCCTTATAATCGTAGTGGGTTCTACGCATCGTCTTACCGCACACGCTGCAGAACATTATCGACGCGAATGGGTTCTTCAGCGTCTGGTCTGACCTCGTTCTGGTCTTCTTGCTGTCGCGGACTTCCTGGCACTTCCAGAACAAATCCTCGTCCACTATCGGCTCGTGCTTTCCATCAACCGTCACAGGTTCGTAGTTGTTGAGCCACCTTTGAACGACCTTCCCGTCCTTGATTGACTTCTCGCACCTCACCGTCTTGGTGTTTATCTTGCCGATGTATGTCTGATTCTTGATGACCTCGCGGATAGCGTAGGCCGTCCACTTCGTGCCAGTCACGGTCGGGATGGCCATATTGTTGAGGTCGTGCAGGATGTTGGCCGCAGTCTCACGCTGCGCATATCTCCGGAAGATGTATCTCACCACTTCGGCGTTCTCGTTCGGCACCAGGACATAGCCCTTGCCGATTCTCTTCTTGTCGTACCCATATGGAGGGCGCGACCCAATGAAATAACCTTCCTTCTGCGCCTGAATCCTTCCGCGATACAGGCGCTTTTTTATCATCTTGTACTCGCGGCGGCTCATGAAAAGCCCGAATTCGAAGAATTCCTCGTCGAATGAATCGTCTCCCGCAAGGTCGTAGGTCTTCGTCAGCGTGATTATCTTCGTGTCTGAAAATTGAAAAGCCTTCAAAATGCGCTGCTGGTCTGCTCCGTCCCCACGGCTAAGGCGTTCAAGCTCGATGCAAAGGACGCCAGTGTATAGCCCCATCTCGACCGCCTTCAGCAGCCTTTGCATCTGCGGGCGGGCCTCTATGCTCTCACCCGAGACAATCTCCCTGTATATATGCGATTCGTCTACGTGTATTCCAGTCTGCGCCGCGAGGTTGCGCAGCATTTCCTCGTGTCTCTCAAGTGTGTTCTCGTATCCAAGTTCCTCGTCTGCGCGTGACTTGCGCAGATACATTGCGTATGCCATTCATCAATCATTCCTTTCTCGTTGTCCTATTAAAAAGTGCGCGAATTGCTTAATCTGCGCGAGCTCTTCTTCCGTGTATGCGTCGCTTGTGAATACCAGCTCGTGCCGCGTCTTCGTACCGTGGACAAGCTCCTCGATGCTTATGCCGAAGTATTCCGACAGCTTCTTCAGTGTTTGCAGGCTGATGTTCTCGGCGCTACGGTTGAACCAGCTGTTCACCGCGCTGGGGCTTATGCCGCACTCTTTCGCCAATTTTCGACGGGATATCCCTTTTGCGCTCATAAGAGACTGCAAGTTGTCAGTAAATGCCATCCAAATTTCGACTCCTTTCCCTGCTAAACGTTGGTACCACCACGTTTGCTAAGGTAATTATATAATCTATGAGTGTTCACTGTAAACACTAAAGTGTGCAAAAAATAAAAGTAAGTTTTTACATTTTTAGAAAAACCTATTGCAATTTGAAACTTCTTGCCTATAATTGAAATTGTTGGAGCACAAAAGTGCGCACAGTGA